GGCGCCGTGGCACTCGCCGACCTGGGGAAGCAACACACCAACACCGGCGTTGCAGCACTGGAAACGATCTCACTCACTCTCCCGGCTGCCGCAGACGCAGCCGGGAGTGGTTTCCGTCTGCAGGTGACAGTAGATGAAATCGTCCGACTCGTTCCTGCCAGCGGCGGGAAGATTTACTTGGGCGGGTCAGGCGTTGCGAACAAGTATCTGAACATCGCGGCAGTCATCGGCAATTATGCCGACCTCCACAGCGATGGCGTAGATTGGATCGTCGTTGACTACAGCGGCGTCCTGACGAAGGAAGCATAGGAGAACAAAAATGCCAACAGGATACATTGTCCCGGCGCCTCAGTTTGTGTCGCCCAAGGCCGCGGTCGTCGCGGAAGCATCGACGACTGCGCTCACCGTCGCCGCGCACGGCGGAAAGAATGTGACGAATACTGGCGCCGGCGGCGCGGTCGTCTACACGCTGCCAGCGGCCGCCGATGCCGCTGGCGTCGCGCTCAGAATCCAGGTGACCGCGGCGCAGACCGTCACGCTGGAACCGGCAGGCACCGACAAGGTTTACCTTGGCGGGTCTGGCGTGGCAGGGAAGTACGCCTTGATTGCCGGCGTGATTGGGAACTTCGCTACAATCTGGAGCGACGGAGTGGACTGGCACATCACCGCGTACAGCGGTGTCGTGACCAAGGAAGCGTAGGAAGTTCTCTCGGTGGCCAGCGTAGAACGGCCCGCGACGGTCCCCTTCTTCAGCCGTCGCGGGCCTGGTCATTATGATTCCGGACTTCACTAAACTCGATGCCTCACTGATTACGCATCTGGCGCAGTCAGTGACTTATCAGCCGGCCGGATCAGCAAACTATTCCCTGAATGGGATCCTCACATCCGGCGACGATGTAGAGGAAAACGAGCCCGGCACGCACTTCTCTCTGTTCGCGCGGGCAACGGATTTCACGCGCGAACCGGCGAAGATGGATACCGTTCTTGTTCCTGCCGCGCGGCCTATCCCGGCAGGCGTGTACCGCGTCGCGGATGTGCGCAAGGACACCATTGCGGGGCGCAAGCTCCTGCTGGTATATTCGAGGACTGCGTGATTCCGATCCCGGATATCCGTATCAAGTACGACGGTGCCAGGCTTCGCCTGCGCGGGTTCGGGATGAAGAAGTTTCATAACCTCAAAATCCTCGAAGCCGGGCTGCGCTCGATCAGGGCGCGGCTGGCGCGTGGGATCGGCGAGGACGATCAGCGGACGGCAGCATTGAAGAAACGGTATGCCGCGTACAAATCGAGAGTAACCGGACGTAGAGCGATACGTGACATGCAACTTACTGGCGCCACGCTGGCCGGCATCAAGCCGCGGTATGCGGATGACCACCAGGCCACAGCCGATGCTTCCGGGCGGCGTGGCCGTGTTGTGGCACGCGTAAACAAGCGGCTCCTGCTGTTCTCTCCAGCGGATCAGCAGGTAATGTCCGAAATCGCCCATGACCTTTTCCGCGAGCAGGCAAGCCAATTATTCGAACCGCTTGGGAGCCCGAAGCCTGGTCGGTTTCAGCGTTCTTCAGTGTTCACAAGGTAAAGATGCCGAACTATAAAAAGCGCGTGCGGGACGCTCTGAAGGCGGTTCTCTCGGATGCCACTGTCGGCTTCAACGTGAAGCTGGCTGCGCTAGAAGTAACCTACAATATCCAGCCGTTCTCGATCGACTTTGACGAAACACAAAGCCTTAATTTCCTTACTGGCTTTATCACCGAGGACTCGATCGAGATGTCCGACGTCATACAATTTCCAGCGCTGGTGATGTATACCTCGCGCGCGCTCGATGATAAAAAGATGATGACAACGAAGTTTTCCGGGCAGGTCGTGGCGCATCTTGACTTCTATCTCCGTTTCCGCGCGCTCACGGACCCGCAACATACAGAGAACACGTTTGAGCAACGCCGTGACTATGAGGCGCTGCCGGATGCGGTCGAAGATGCGGTAAAGGAAATGCTTGTTGCCGGGCGGTCGATCTTCAACCCCACGCACGGAGTCAACCAGATTGACTATGAGGTGAATCGAGAGCCAATTCAACTCGCCGGGGACGGTTATACTCAGAGAGTAGCTTTCACTCTTGGATTCGAGGTGCATGTGTCATGAGCTTTTACGCTTCCCGCGATGAACGATTTTATGTACAGGTGACGAACCCGTACGCGGCAACGATACCGAATGCGGCTGGCACGGCAACGCTTGCCAACGGCGACGCATGCCGCCACATTAACGTCGCGCTGAACCGGCGCGGCGATGTGATCCGATCTGCCGCGAAGACCGGCGCTCCTGGCCTGCTGGCCGGCATCCAAGGGTTACGCGGCGGAGATTGGAGCCTTGAGATTCCCTGGCAGATGTCCGGCGCTGCCGGCACTGCTCCTGATATGGGACCGCTGCTCGATGCGATGTTCGGCACGGCCGGCGCCGTCAGCGCGGGGGTGAGTGTGACGTATGCGCTCGCGGCAACTCAGATGGGCCTGACGCTGTGGGCATTCCACACGCCTGCTGGGGCGCAGTCGCAGCAGCGCGTGGGATGGGGAGCCCTGGTGCAGGAGTTTGAGATTGCGACGAACCAAGGCGAACTGGTGGCCCGCATGAGCGGCCCGCTCGGCTATATCATCGATAGCGTTAACTTCGCCACCTATGACACGGCGGCCAAGGCAGGGCTGACGACGTTCCCGACGGAACCGGCCAGCCCGACCTATACGGGTACGATCATCCCGGGCTTCATTGGTTCGGCGACTATTAACGGCGTCTCAACTTTCAACATCGCTGATTTCTCAATCCGCTCGCGGTTCAATCGCGAGCTGCGGCACCCGTTCAGTTCCTACTATCCAAACGTGCCTGTGGCTGGCGTGCGCGAGATCACGCTCACGCTCGGAATCTATGAGGAAGACGTGGCGGCGCTGAACGCGCTCCGCTTCCTACAGCACTCGAAAACATCGTTTGATGCCACGGTGGTTTTTGGGACTGTGGCCGGTTCCATCGCTACGTTCGCGCTGAACAATCTCGTCATCCCGGGCGAGGTGGTCGACGGTTCCGGGCCGGAGTTTATCATCCGGTTTGCGGATGCCCCGGCCTCAATGACCAACACGACATCGCAGGATGAACTGACGCTGACCCTTACATGACGCCGACAAAACAGACGACGATTGAAGTAATCACATGGTGTCTGAATCGCATTCGTGCGGAGAGGGAAGACTACGAGTTGGCAGCGGATGATGTGGCCAACAAACTCGCATTTCTTGCTGACTGGTTGCGGGCGGAGAGCAATGGACTTCCAAACAACGATCAAGCATGACTCAAAAGCATGCCACGGCGTATCCTTTACCGTACGCCGCCTGAATGTGATCCAGCGCGCGCGCAGGGATGGGGCGTTGCTCGCTCACCGCGCGGAGTGGCGCAAGCGGCTGGCAGAATACGCAGCTTTCCGACGCGAGCAACTTGGCGAGATGAAGGCAGAGGAAAGGGATGCGAAGATAGCCGCGCTCGCTCCGGATGTGCAAGCCCGGCTGATGACACTCGAGCACGAAGCGGACCAGATCCACTTCGGGCACATTCTGCCGGGGACAATTCTGGCGGCGTTTCATTCCGTCGACGGCTTCTTCATCAACGGGAAGAATTCTCAAACGCCGCAGGAATTTATCGAAAGCGCGCCGGATGAGTTGCTGATCGAGGTCTACGAGGCGTGCGAGGCAGCCTCCGGGTTATCGGAGGAACAGCAAAAAAACTTGCCACCGCCTGGCACTTCAGCCGGGCGGGAAGTTGGAAGCAGCCAGGCTTCGACTGTGGAACCTGCCGGGAACAGCGGCTCCACGCCAATAGAAACTGCGTGAAGCACTTCCCGGGCGATGTGGACCCGGAGCGTAAACCGTGGTGGGCCGCACGCCATAAGCTCGACAAAAACAAAAGCTACGTTGTGTCCGGCGTCGAGACGGCGGAATGCCCTGTTTCCCTCATCACGGCGGAATCACTACAATTGTTAGAGATGGTGACGTCCTCCAATCTCACGAAGGAATCTTCCGGGGCTGCACTGTTCGGTCCGAACACAAGCCGATGGCCTGCGTGGTGGCACGATGCCGTCGTGGTAGTGGCGCTCCAGGAACGCGCAGAACAGGCGGCACGCATGGAGGCAATGAATGCCGGCCACTGATCGGTTTTCGCTCGTAGTCGAATCCGTCACGCGCGGTGATGCGGAGGTTCGCAAGTTCACCGAGGCGATAAACAAACTTGCCACGGTGACGGAGGGCGCGGCGCAGCGCACAAAGGTTGCAAGCGATAAGAGCGCCGCGGCCGCGCGGCAGTTTGCTAATCGGGAATTTGCGGACTCCGTGCGCAACTTCGTTCAGAGTCCATTGCAGGCGGCGAGTGTTGCCGCCGAGAACTTCGCATTGTCGATGGGCAAGACCGGTCTTATCGCGGCAGGGGCGGTTGTAGGTATCGCGGCGGTGACAGCGGCCAGCTTCAAATTAGTTTCATCCGTAGGCGCGGCGGCAGAGCAGATGGTCAACCTTGCCGATCGTACCGGGCTTACCGTCGCGCAAGTGGACAAGTTGCAGGCAATGGGGAAGATCGCTGGCGTAAGCATTCAGTCTCTCGAATCCTCGGCGCGGGTTCTCTCGCAGGCCATCGAAGGAACGGGCGAGACGGGCGACAAGGCGCGGGAGGCGCTAGACCGCCTGGGCGTAGCGACGATTGACGGCACGGGCAAGCAGCGCGAAATGGGCACTGTCTTGAACGACGTTATCAAAAGCCTGGCCGCGGTCACGGACACCAGCAAGAGGACCTTCCTTGCTACGCAGATCCTGGGACGCGGGGCAACGGAGATTCTCCCGCTCGTCAAGGCGTATCAAGAGCTGGACCGCGCTACGAGCGGATTCGGAACAACGGCGCGCGAGAAGTTGGTTCGTGACTTGGCTGCGGCCGGAGACACGGTGGACTTGCTCGGGCTCAAGTGGGAGCGGCTAAAGCAGCAACTCGCTGTCCCGGCATCGGCGGTTGTCGGTGTGACAGTTAAGGTAGTCGAGGCTTTCGAGGCTTTGAGCGGCGGGGCCAGCACCGGTTCTGCCGGCCGAGCTGGCGGTCCGGAGGCGGTGTTCGGTGGTCCGCGACAGGGCCCGCGTGGCCCCGGCTCTCCGGTTGTATCCGGTTTCGCGGCTGGCTTTGCGGCTGATGTGAACTCACGGATTACTCGTGCGCGCGGGTTCCGTGAGCGAACACTTACCGGTCAGAGTGGATTGGAAGCACGCCTGAAGGAGGTCGTGCAAGAGCGTTCTGCGCTTGAGAGAATGCTCTCCAGCTCATCCTTGTCACTGACAGCGGGGAGGCAACTCGAAGGCGATCTGAAACGCCTTGTGACCGAGCAGGAGCGCATCGAGGCGCAACTGAAGCGGCTCCGCGCACCTAATGCAGGGGCCTTCGTGTTGCGCGAGGGGGATCTTTTCGGCGAGGCGCCGAGGCCGCGCAGCCCAAGTTTGTTTGGGCGCTTCGGGACGTTTGAATCGCCGGAGTCAGAACGCATTGCCGCGGCTCCAGGATCAACAGCAGAGTTTGGCGCTGGCCTATTAGAGGCACGGCGCGCATCAGATCAGCGTAGGATATCAGCAGCGCGGCAACTCGCCGATTTTGAATCTGAGCGTATTCGTTTGCTGGCTGGCCCGGGTGGAGAGCTCGATGCCGTGAATCAGATCACTGCGGTACGGCTGGCCGCGCTCGAACAGCAGAGGGTTCTTGGCGCGGATCTATTCGCCGTCGAGCAGGAACGGCAGCGGATTCTAAATGATGCCATCCTGCAACGCCTTGCCGTCGAGCGGAAGCGGCTCGATGACTTCCGCAACAGCGCCGGTCAGATCTTCGATGCGCTCGTTGCGGGTGGCCGCACGAGCCTTTCCGATTTCCTCCGAGGGCAGGTTCTCACTATTGGCAGGACGGTGTTCCAGAATGTCGCCGGGGAGGTTTTCAAGGGCGCTTCCGGAAGACTGACAATTCCCGGGCAGCGAACAGGCGGGTCGCTCAACCTGTTCGGGCGCGTACTGGCTGGAACTCCATTCGGCGATATCGGTGGTGGCGGTCTGGTCAGCGCGACCACGACCAACACGCAGGCGACCATCGAGAACACGGCAGCACTCTACTCGACGCGCGGTGGTATCGCAGGGGTGGCCGGTACGGCATCTCTGCCCGGGCTGCCAGGTGGTGTATTCCGCGGCGCCGGTCCTGGCGGCATGATCTTCTCCGCGCAGTCTGGCGCCGCGCGCGGAACGGTGGGGCAATTCTTTTCCGGCATCGGCGCGCTCGGCGGCAACCCGTTGGGCGCTATCTTCACGCCTTCTGGTCAGTCCGTACAGATCGGCTCCGGCGTGGCGACGACATATACGACAGCGGAGCGCGTAGGCGCGGCGGCTGGCGCGGCAGCGGTAGTGGCGGCTGGTGTTGTCGGCGTAAAGGGTGGCATCCAGCAGGGCGGATTCAAGGGAACAACGCAGGCACTCGCTTCCGGGCTCGGTACGGCCGCCGCACTCGATCCAGAGCCAATCAGCAAGGCCATCCTTGCGACGGCAGCATCAATTGCCGGGATAGCCAACCTGATAGCGCCAGATCCCAAGCAGGTGCGTGACCGCCAATTGAACGAATTGATCGCATCCGGACGATTTACGGACCCGCTTAGCACGGAGTTCGGGTTCACTTCCACAGGCGGCGGATTTGACCGCAACCGGCTAGGCTTCCGCGAGGCCCCGGCGCCAATCATCGTGCAGGTCCAGACGCTCGACTCAAGATCGTTCCTCGACAACTCCGAGGAGATCGCCGACGCCGTGCGCTACGCAATGCAGCGCGGGCACCAGATCAACAGGACGGCTCAGGAGGTGGTGCTGAACCAGTAGAGCCATGGCATCCTTCCCCGCCCTATTCTCCGGTGTTGTGGCGCTCTATCCCGTGCAGGCGCATGTTGTGCAGCGCGTCGGCATCCATCAATTCACCGACTTCACGGAGCAGCGCTGGTCCGAGATGGCGGCCCTACGGCGGTTCGTTATTGCCTTGTCAGGGATCAAGAAGGGCGATCGCGATTCCCTAGAGTCATTCTTCAACACGGTTAAAGGCGGCTTCGACCACACCTGGGATATCACCTTCGATGGCGTGCTGTACGAGAACATGACGTTCGAGGGCGATGTGTTCATGTGCCGCGAATCGAACGCTCCGGAGCATTGGGACCTCAGCTTGGCCTGCCACCAGATCCGGAAAACCTGATGCCATCCTATCCCTCATTCACGGGCGGCTTTATCATTCAGCGGCCATGGACGCGCGAGAAGGAATTTCACAACGCGCACAATGACATGAGCCACGGCTACCGCTACAGCTTCAATCTGCGCGCAACCCCACTGATGCGGTTCACCATCGAGTATCCCTCCCTGTCAAATGTGGACCTGGTCACGCTGCGTGACTTCTTCGTCGCGCGCAAAGGTTCCTATGAAGAGTTCGACTTCACGGACCCGGAAACAACGACAGTCCACACGAAATGCCGATTCGCGCAGGAAGCGATCGAGGTAAATCACGTTGGCTGGAATCAGAACGGCGTGCGCGTCGTGATTCAGGAATACGCATAGATGCCACTCACAGACATTGATTCCGCGAAGGACATCCAGCAGACTTACCTGCCGCTGATGGTGGCGGTTTTCACATTCTCTGATGCGAGCATCCTGCGCTTGGCATCGCGGCCGCTCAACACCACAGAGGGCGGCTTCACCTATGGCGGCAATTCTTACTATGGCCGGATCGAGGATACCGACATTGGGGCAGTGCAGGGATTCTTCGAGGGCGGCATCGACATCGTGCCAACGGTACGCCTGACGGTTGCCGACGCCGATAAATTCGTCTGGACCAACTACGAAGTGGCGAAGGGTTTCAGCGGTGCGCAACTCGACCTCACGTTTATCTTTTGGGATGCCAATAGCTCGACGTTCTCATCGGACAACATCCTGAAGTTCCGTGGCATCTGTGACCCGGCGCAATCAGACCAGGAGCGGATCTACATTTCCGCATCGTCGAAACTGAACCTCCAGCGGCGCTATCTCCCGCCCGTGCCGATACAGCGGCGCTGCCCGTGGATATTCCCGACAACGGCGGGTGAGCGGACGGCCAGCGCCGATGAGGACTCGATCTTCTACGAGTGCGGCTACAATCCGGCTGGTGGATCTGGCACGGGCTCTTTCACTTCTTGCACCTATACGAAAGAACAGTGCATCGAGCGCGGCCTGTGGACGCTTGGCAGGTTTGGCGGTATCCAATGGGACCCTCCGTCCGGCTCACGTTCGCGTGATTACGTCTCCGGGAAATGGCTCGACATCGAGAACACGCCGAACCAGGCGAAGTACGGCCAGCCCGTGCCGATGGTCTATGGGCAAGCATGGGTTGATGCTGTGGCCGTGAACATCCTGGGCGACGGCAACAGCACGCGCGGTGAGGCGATTGTGTGCTTGGGCAAGGTCTCGTCCATTGTGCGCGTCGTGGTGAATGATGTCGAATTGCCGGCCGCCACGGATGTTACGGGCGGAACAAACTACATCGTCCGCGATCCCCTGCTCAGATACAACGTCATCAACCAGGGGGACCGTGACGGCGCATTCAACCAGGATGCGCTGTTCGACGGCAACTCGGACCCTTACGGTTCGATGGCCGTTATCGAATGGGTTGTGCCGCGACGCGTGGCGGAAGCATCGTCCGCACCGCGCATCCGCGTGCTCGTCAAGGGGCCGCAGATCCGCGTCTATACCGCCGTCGGCGTGTACTCGCGCGTGTATTCCGAGAACCCGGTTTGGGTTCTAATGGACCTCCTGATTTGGTCCGGGCTTCTTTACGCGGATTTAGACGTGCAGAGTTTCATCGACGCGGCGGCGATCTGTGATGCGACGATCAGCTACACGGATCAATTCGGCGGTTCGTCGACTCACGCGCGCTATCGCTGCTCGATGGTGCTCTCTCAACGCCGCTCCGCTGCTGATGTTGTGCGCGCTGTAAGGATGGGCTGCGGCGCCATCCTCGTGCCTAACCAGGACGGCAAGCTGGCGATCTTCATCAAGGGTACGATGGCGAGTCAGCAGCCAAGCGGCGTATCCGGTTCCAACAATTTTTCGCCGATCACGAGCAAGAACCTGGCTGGGGCGCCGACGGATGGCTACACAGCTTATGACTTCAATAAGCTGCTGCGGCACGGCGGCAAAAGCTCGCTCAAGATCATCTCGCCTCCATTGGCAAACACCGTCAACCGCGTAAACTTCCCTTTCATCAACTCCGAGCGCGACTTCGCCGCGGACTCTTTGAGCCTGCTCGATACCGCGGCCATCACACGCGCCGGGCAGGAGGTCGTAGCGCAGATCGACGTTGCTGGAATCAACACGCTCGACCAGGGGAAGCGGATTGCATCGCGCCATCTCGCCGAGGCTTTACGCGGGAACCCACGCGCGGATAAAGGCGGAACGGAACTCTACGAATTCGACTACTCGTTTGGCATCGTCCGACTTCGCGCTGGCCACATTGCGCGGCTCTCGGACACTCACCACGGCCTTACGAATGTTCCTATCCGCATTCTCCAGATCCGGCCATCGATCGACTTCCGCGAAGCCCGCATCATTGCAGCGCGGCACAACGATGATTGGTATGTAGACACGTTCGGGCAGGAAGGCGACCCGGAGACCAGCGCGACGGAACGCAACCGGCTTGACCGTCCGGCCTATCCATGGGGACCGCGCGGTGCGCAGCCCGAGACGGCAGATCCGATCTTCTCTGAGACGGATTGGGGCTTCCGGGTATCAGAGCAACACGAAGAACTCGAGGACGGCGGATCAATTACAAAGCTGGTGGTGTCCGGACGCCAGCCCGTGAATCAATTCTCGCCGCTCAATGCGCCGCTTGTTGGGCGGCAGGGCACGGTAGGTTCCGGGAGTTTGGCCGGCGGCGGCACGGTTTACTACTTGGCCGTTTGCGCGATCGACGCCGACGGACTGCTTACAGCGCCGTCTACCGTATGCGAGGTTGTTATCACGGCCGGCGGATCCAGCCACGCGGCAGTGGTCCCGGTCATCGACTGGCCGGCCACAGCGACAGGCTACGCGCTTTTTGCGGGGCAGACTCCCGCGCTGATGACGTGGCAGAAGGAAGCGGCAGGGACACCGGCAACCGTGACTCTTACGGATTTCCTCGAGCGCGACTATGGGATACCGGATCAGGAATTCCATCGCCTTCGCGTGAAGGTGAAACGCATCGCTCACAGCGGCGTATGGGGCCAGCCGATCGACGTGGTAGCCGCGGGGACTCTCACTATCACGGATGCGGCATGGACCGTGAATGAATGGGCCGGATACGATGGTTCGGTATTGGGCATCTGGCCCGGTGATGAATTACGCATCCTGAATTTCGCGGTGGCCTCGAATACCGCCGACACGCTCACGGTAACGCCGGACCCGGAAGCGCTCGGCGTGAAGCTTCAGGATGCGCTTGTGATGCGCTCGAAGCCCACGGTTGGCTCGGACGGCGGCGGCCACTACATTGAGGATGCGAAATGGCAGAACACGCTGGAGAATGATGGCAATGGGCTGGCGGTCGACGAGGAGATAGGGCGGCTGGTGCGGATCATTGCCGGGCAGGGCCGCGGGCAGGTCCGGCGCGTGGCGTCGAATACGGCGACGCGAATTTACATTGAGGGCGAATGGGACCAGGTGCCGAACTCCGGCTCGCGCTACATCGTGGAGGAACCAAATTGGGTGACGGAGCAAACGACGCCAGGGCTTGCTAATGACGTTGCCGCGGCGGTGATTGATATCCCGGTCGAGGTCACCAACTACGCGCAGAAAACACTGCTCGTGAAAGCGTACACCGTCGACGGAGGCAATAATGAGTCTATCGATTCGCTCACGCCGGAGCGGGAAATCTACGTTTACGGCCGCGACTACCTTGGCGGCCAGACGTGGGAAGCTACATTTGGAATCGAGGTTGGCTCGGACATCACGCCGGAAACGGACGTCTCGAATCATTACGACATACGTTCCGTCGGAGTGCCGTTTGAGTGCGTTGCAAATCAGAAGGATTGGCCGGAAGCCGTCGATACGATTCTCGATGTGCAGCAGAGGTCTGGTGCCGGTGCCTGGGCCAGCATCTTCCCACCCGGGAACGCAAACAAGATCATGATTCCGAACGGCCAGACGACGGAGATACGCTTCACTGGCTTTGCTGACGGTGTTTCATTCGCCGACACCGACGACCAGCTACGGCTCGACGTCCTCCAGGGCACAGCTTCCGGCGTGCAGGTGAAGGTACTCTGGCGCTTGTCACCGGACCCGGAGGGCACGCTATCAGGGGCGTCGTTGATCGGCGGCGAAGGTGGCGAAGGCTCGGGTTTGCTGGCGGTAGTACTATAGGAGTGGAGCTGGGATGGCAAACAATTTTCAAGTTCGTGACGCGGCAGGCGTAACAAAAACTTTCAAGTCCACTGAGACTGCGGCCGTCCATAGTCCGCATCACAACATAGACACCATGCTGCCGGGGACTACGGCGACGGCGCTGGGCAAGGCCGAAGATGCTGTTCACGCGAGCGGCGATGTTGGCGTATATCTGCTTGCGGTGCGCAAGGCGGTTCCGGCGAACACATCCGGTGCGGACGGCGACTATGAGGGTGTGCAGGTAGACAACGGCCTTCTCTGGACGCGCGGCGTAACGAAGCGTTCCGTGGTGTCCGTTACGCCAACCGTTTCCACTTCCCCGGCCTACACTGCCGGGGACCTCGTTGGCGGAAAGATGACATTCGCAAACGTGATCCGCGCGGCGAGCGAGAGCTCGATCCTGCGGCAGGTGATCATCACGGATCTTGCGATGCAGAGCGCGGAATTGGACTTGATCCTGTTCGATGCGGACCCATCCGGTACGACGTTCACCGACAATGCGGCCTTCGATATCGCCGATGCCGACCTGGTGAAGATTATCGGCATTCTAACGCTCGCGGCCGCGGACTATGCGGCCTTTGTCGATTCCAGCGCGGGCATCATCACATCGCAACTCGGCATCGTGCCAGCAAGCGGGACATCCCTCTACGGCGCGTTGGTCACCCGGGGGACGCCGACGTTTGCGGGAACGACGGACGTCACTGTACGCCTGGTGCTGGAGGTTGCGTAGATGCCACTCCCAAATTATTCCGGAGGAACAATCATCTTCTCGACCTTCGAGGCGGATACTAATGCGGAGCTGATCGAGAATCTCAAAACCAAACTGGTTGCTGCTGGTTGGTCCTCTGTTGGCCTGTACGGCTATGTGATCGGCACATTCACAGGCGTGCCGGCCAACAACAATACGATCACGATTGATACCGGAGGTCCAAACACACAGTACACATTC